ATTACCGTCTTGTCGTCTCCAAAACGAGCCACGTCACACCCAATATGCACAATATCCGGGGTTTTTCGGGGAGAAAACTCTGTCATAATGGAGTTTTCTACGAGAGAAAGAGGAATAAATATGTCGTCCTCTTGCAATGGGAACTCCCCGGCGACACGCACTCTGAATACGTCGCTGTCCTCTCCGTACATATTGATGATTGTCTGAACAAAATCCTGCGATACCCTGCTGCTTTTTCGCCCGTCAATGTGGAACGTCGAATAGCTCGCTCGGTTTTTGTTGTGGCTCTCATAAAAAAATCCCGATAGCTGCGTCGGGTTTCCGCACATCAAAAGCCTTGCCCCCGGTGTCGAAAGTGCGCCGAGTACAGGCTCAAATATACTGTCGTCTACACCACTGGCCTCGTCTATGATGTATAAAACATCGTCAGCGTGGAAGCCCTGCAGAGCGTCCGGCTTGCTGGCTGTTCGTGCTACCGCAAACCACTCCTCCGGGTAGCCTCTCATGTAGACTTTTTCCTTTGTCCATATCAGCTCATTGGCGAGGACTTTGTTGTTCCTCAACCACTTGCTGACCTCCGCCCAAAGAATATCAAATAGCTGGTGCTGCGTCGGTGCTGTGCATGGTATCTTCGGAAATGGCCTTGTTGTCATAAACCAGATTACCACCCACGCCTCTACCGTGCTTTTTCCTACGCCGTGGCCGCTTCTTACACTGGTTAGCTGGTTTACTGCGACGCTGCGGAGTATCTTTGCTTGTTCCGGGTCGGGTGTCGCCCCGATAACGTCCTCGACAAATTCTACCGGGTGGTCTGCGTAATACAATATCGCTTCACTGTCAAGCATTGCCCTCCTCCTTTCGCTTTTGGTACGCCGCTATAACTGCGTCCGCAAGTGAGGTAGGAGCTTCGCTTTGCCCTTTGCTGCTTTCCTCCTCAAGTGTGCGGTTTAGTCGTTCGAGGTCGGTTGCCATTTTGATGTACTCCTTAATGTCCTTTGCGGACATATCCTCGACTGACAAGCTGTTGAGTGCTTCAAGGGCCTTTTTTTGAAGCTGCATTGCTATTCCGATATGGCGGTCTGTCATTGCCTTGCGGTCTTTTACCGCTTTGGCTCGTGCCTCTCTCTCAAGCTCGTTGTCATAAGCCCGGACACGTTCTTTCCATTCCCAGCGGTCTTTCCAACGGTCGATTAAAGCTCTACTTTTTTCCAACCGTTTCACTACCGCCGCAATGGTGCGTTCCTGTCCCATATCCCGGTAGATTGCGAATGCCTCAAATGCCTTTTCGCTTTCGCCCTTTTGACGTTCCCACGGCTTATCAGTCCATTTTGGCATTGTCCTCCTCTCCTTTTATCGTTCTCTTGGCTCTGCCCCAACAATCCAAAAGAGAGCGTTTTCTGTGTTGAGCTTTTGCTCCAACAGATATTTCATCGTCTTTGCCTCGTATTGTGGGTGCAGCTTAACGCCTCCTACTCTCAATTTCTGCTGCTTCTCGTAAACGAAGCCGGGAGTATGAAAAAGGTCGTGGTATATGAACTCTCTCTGTACTCCAAATCGCCGTAGCGTCGTCCTCACCTTTTCCCTGCGGTCGAATGCCGTTGATATGAGGTGAATGTTCTTGACATTCTTCCCATACCGCTCAATTCCAACGATAACGCCACTCGCTGTAATTCCGCTTCCACAGGTGATGTAGAGGTCGTTGAGGTTGTCTGGAATGTTTTGCACCTGCTCCGCAACTGCGCTCAATAAGACCTCCCCGTAGTCGTCGAGGTTTATCCCGTACTGCACTACGAACATTTGTTTGACTTTCGCTATTGCCTCCGCCTTTGCTTTGAGTACGTTGTGCCTGCCGCTCTTTGCTACCATTTCAACCTGCGCCCCGTAACTCATTGAAAGTCTTGGCATACTTCCTGTCGCTATTGACATTGCATTACCCCCCCGTAAGCCACAAAGCAAGGTAGGTTGAAATGCCTTGCCGTGGCTGCCGTTATTGGGGCTTGAGGTGAGTGCAACGAGCAATAAGTAATAACGCCAGTAATGCCCGGCTGCCGTCTTAATGCGGCTTCAACCAATAGCATACACTGGCGTAGCTTTCCTCCATTCACTTCTCCTGCTCCAAACGGGGTAAATAGGTCGTCTCTCTTGAAATACATTCCGGCGATTTCCTGTACTGGCGTGAGGTCGTGTACCGTCATTCTTCCAGTCCAAAGAGGCGTTTATAATAATCGGTCTTTCCTGCCAACTCCTCTTGCATGAGGCCGTAGAAAGACTGGTTATTTATCTTTTTATTGATACCTGCAACTTGGTTTAGGCTTTGGAAACAGCCGCCCGTACCAATCTGCTTCATGTTCTCCGTAGGCTCTGGGTTTTGCCCGTTCATCAGCATACAAAGGTTGTATTCATTACCTTTGAATCCCTCAAGACCGTCTATGCCGCAACAGCACATAGCGTCTCCCATTGCCCGGAGGCGATTTTCTCCGGCGTAAAACTTCAAGCCGTTTCGGTGGCACTCTGCTCTAATGGCTTCAAACTGTGGGCGTAGCACGTTCAGCGGATAACAGTTGTCTCCTCCGATTTTCACCATGCCCTTTTTGCCTTTGTAGAACTTCATGCCCTCTACAACTACTCCGTATACGCCTGCTGCTGCCAGTCTCGGAATGTTCTTCATAACGTCTCTGAAAACCTCCGGCATATATGGCTGTATTCTGACAATTACCCTCTGTACCCTCGGCGCAAGCGTCTCTACGATTTTCAGCCTCTCCTCGTATGGCGGTGTCCCCGGCTCTAACGGGTCGTACTTGCTGCAAACCATTGATACCTGTACGACACAGTTGCACTTCTCCAAAAGCTCAAGGTATTCCGGGTCTGCTACGAGCCTGCCTTTTGTGCTAACCACAAACGGGTATTTCGTCTCCGCCAGTAGTTTCAAGCACTCATAGGAGGCTCTGATGTTTTTTTCAATCGGCTGGAACGGGTCACTCATTCCGCCCCAATGGATAGGAATATTCCAGTCGCACCACGCCGTCTCCCGGCCTCTCTTTCCCTCGATGAAAGAGCGTAACGCTTCTACCGTTTCATCTCTCTGTATCTTTGCAATGTTCTGCTTCTTTTGTGCGAAGCAGTATTTACACCCATGGCTGCACCCTTTGTAGGTGTCAAATCGCACCGGGAGATTGCATAAAATAACCTGTGTTCCACATTTGCAGCCCATGTTAAATTTCCCCCTTTGCTTTCTGAATAATCAACTGCACGAGGGCTTCTTTCCCGTAGTCTTTGACGTAGGCTTTCAAGTCCTCTTGGTCTGCCTTGTCGAATGTGAGGCTTACGTTAAAAAGCTCCTCTATCGCTTTCAGCTCCTCGTCAACGGTATCTCCGTCGATAAGGCTGTCTATATCGTTTGTGAGGCTGTCGATTTCCTGCTGGGTAAATCCTGTTAATGTTGCGTCCTCCCCCAACTCTGAAAGAAGCTCCGCCAGCTTTTCCTCGTCCCAGCCGCCCTCGATTTTGTTCAACGCTACGTTGAGCTGCTTTTCCTGCGTCTCGTCGAGGTCTACTACCGATACGTCTACCTCTGTCTCTCCCTCATTTTCAAGCACAGTCAATCGCTGGTGGCCTCCCACCACTTTGTTTGTCCGTCTGTTCCAAACTACCGGGATAATCATTCCATAGGTCTTAATGCTCCGGCGTAGATTTTCGTACTCCATGTCTCCGGGTATCAGCTCAATGCGAGGGTTGTATGCAGCCCTGTCCATATCCCGGATTGCTTTTCTCTCAATCTGCATTACGCTCCCTCCTTTACCTTGTTGATGATAGCCGTCGCCAGTTCGATTTTTGCATTCTCGGTATTCTGCAGGTAGCTCTCTACCGTTTCCCTTGCCTCTGCCGGGAGGCTGAATGTCATAACGAATGTGTCACGTTCCTTGTCGCTGGCGTAGTCCGAAAAATCCTCCTCCATAAGGTCTTTGATATGGTCATACTGCATGAGTAAGCTCTGCAGCTCCCAGTCCTCAAATCCCGTCACTTCCATTGCCCCGGCCTCGTCCAATTCCTGTAAAAGGTCTGCCAGTTTCCCGATGTCCCAGCGTCCTTTTACTTTGTTGAGTAGGACGTTCAGAATTTTCTCGTCTTTTTCTTCGAGGTCTACCACTACGCACTCGATTTCCTCTGCTCCCTGTTCCAGCAATACCTTGAGGCGTTGGTGGCCGCCTACGACGTTCCCGGTGCGTTCGTTCCAGATAATCGGCTCTACATATCCAAATTCTTCAATGCTCCGGCGGAGCTTCTGATACTCTGCGTCCTCTGGTTGCAAATCTTTTCTTGGATTGTACGCCGCCGCTTTCAATTCCGTCGCTTTCAGCGTCTTAATGTTCATACCTTTTCTCCTTTCCGTCCCGTTTCGGGGCATTTATCCACATAAAAATACACCGCCCTGTGGATAACTCCATAGAGCGGTGCTTTATTTCCGTGATTTTACACAATACATTATAGCATTTTCCATAGTGCCTTGTAAATGCCCGAAAAATGCCCCGGCTGGTGTCATTCGGTTTCAATGCCCCCAATGCCAAACAAAAGCGTTGTTAAATCCGAAACACATACGTCAATATCCTTGTATACCGTCCTTTTGTCGATGTGTTCCTGCTCCGCTACCGCCCCGGCTGGTGTTGCTTTATCGGATATGTAAATCGCCTCCAATACTCGCCAGTGCCTTGCGTCGTCCTGCCTCTTTGACTGCGAACACATGATTTTGTAGATGTCCAGCATTTTGTTGACGTGTGCCATAATAATCTTAGTGCGAATGCTGCTCTGCTTAATACTCTCGATGTATAGAGCCTCGTCGTCTACGGTGCTGTTCATAGCCTGCATAATGTCCGCAAAATCCTCGTCCGCTTCCGTGGCCGTGTCAATGTCGAACACCGCATTTTGGTAATGCTCGTTCAGCGTCCTGTAATGTCGAAGCAACAGCTTTGTATTGTGAAATCTCTTATCATACTGCTGCTTTTTGAATTTCTTTCTTTCTCTCTCCACTGCTTTTACGGCTGCTGTCGCTCCTATTTCCGCCCCGGCTGCTGCTCCAATCGTCACGCCGAGGTTGATTGCTTCCTGTATCTTTTCGTCGATACCTCTCATGCTGGCTTCAACAGCCGCCGCTACTGCCGCCTCAATCATTACCTGTGTCTCGTCTTTCTTTGTGGTGCTTTTACCTTTCATAGAGTAAGCTCCCTCCTTAAACTTGTATTTTAATTCGGGAGTTACCTCCCTTTTGGCTTCAAGGCCAGTCCCAATAGTCCGGGTCGTCTTTACGTTTTTGGTACTCCGGGTCTTTCTCTGCCCGGTCTATCAGCCTCACCCACGCTACCGCAATCACGGTCACTATGAGTAATAAAACCGCAAGGGCGATTGCCACCCCCGTTGTCCCCTCTCCTTTACAGAAATTGTAGTACGCCTCCTAAGTATCTGACCTTATACTCCTGCACGTCCTCCGGTGTGATGTACTTCCTGCCGTAGTGCACTTTCATGTCCCTAAATACTTCCCACGGTATCTTGAAAAACTGTTCAAAGCCAAACGATACCATTACGAAGCATTCTGCTCCGAGCTTTGCGTGTCTGTTGAGCTGCTTCTCCTGTTCGCTCGATATTACGCTTTGCTGCAGTCTGTCGCTGTCGGTATGTTTCGCCTCAAACACTATGGCCCGGCCTCCTGCCAGCGTCCCTTTGTAGTCTGGCTGCGCCATTTTCTCGTAGTGTGCGACGAATTTCCCGTTTCCCAGCGACTTTATTGGTCGCATTGGCTCTGGTGTCTTTGTGATTTCCGCTTTTCCCTCAAGTCTGTAATGCTGGCACGACGCTTCGAGCATTTTCTCCCAGTATTCTCCGGCTACCTTGCTGCGCCTGCCTGTCATTACCGCCTTGTAATGCCTCTCGTCCATCATATCAGCCCCATTTCTGTCGCAAATTCCGTGATTTTGTAGACGGTTGCTCCCTTAATGCCTTTGCATTTGCCCTCTGAAAGGGCGGAGAGGAGCTTTTGTACCGCAGGTGTATTCTCGTTAGGGTCTGCCTCGTCGGACGCTTCCTGCGCCATCTCCGGCACTCTGACGGCTATTTCTGCCTCTGCTGCCCTGTGGAACTCCTCTACAAGTTGTTTATCTGTCAGTTTGCGAAGTCTGACCGCCTCCTCATGGACGGCCAGCTCCTCCGCTGAATATCTGCATTTTCTTCTCTTGCTCATGGTTTTGTACCTCCTTATGCGAATGGCCCTTGAGGTTTGCTGTCCGCAAACTCCCAGCGGTCTACCTGCACCTCTGTTACCTTGTGTTTCTTTCCTGTCTGTGCGTCCTCGTAGCTCCGGGTGCGCAGCTCTCCTCTGACAACTACCTTGCTACCCTTGTGGAGGTACTGGCAAGCTCTTTCCGCCGTGTCTCTCCACAATACGCAGGTCGGGAAGTCTGCGTTATCTTCCTTTGTCGCCCGGTCTACTGCCAGATTAAAGGTTGTGCAGGGCGTTCCCTGCTGCGTATATCTCAGCTCCAAATCGTCTGTGAGCCTGCCTGTCAAAATGACTACATTCATGTGTTTTCCTCCTCGTTTATCAGTTCTGCTACCTTTTCTACCACTGCTGCAACGCCAGCCCATACGCCCGTCGGTACATATTCGCCAGTCTTGCAATATTCGGAGCAAGTCTCCGGCGGTTGTTGTTTCTCGTCCCATGTGTCCCAGCCTGGCACTCCGATGTTGCTGCAAGGGTAAATTTTGCCGTTACTGCACGGCTTGGTCAATCTTTCGTGTGAAAACCAGTGGCAATCTTCACAAATCATTGTATCAGCTCCTTTTCTTCGTACTCCGGGCATCTCTGCTCGCTGCTGGTGAAGTCTGCTACGTTTGGACTGTCTCCGTTGAAGCAAGCTCCCGTAAAATCCTCATGCCACTTGCAGGTGTCGCAGGTTTGTCGCTTCTTGTATTCCTCTTGAATAGCCCAGCGTTTTTCCCACGCTCCGTCGTCCATTCTTG